AGGTTCAACAGACCAATATTTCTTTGGTCAAATCATTGAAGGTTATAATATTGTTGATATTGGAATGGGAACTGCAAATGCCAAACCAATATCAATTTCATTTTGGGCATATAGTTCTTTGACAGGTACTTTTGGTGGAGCCTTACAAACAAGTGCAGGAACTTGTCCATTTTCATATACCATAACATCAGCAAATACATGGACTTATTGTACCATTGTAACAAATCCAAATACAAGTTACTCACCTAATAGTACAACTACCGGAAATGGTATGTGGGCTCTATTCGATTTAGGATCAGGTTCCACTTTTTATGGTGGTACAGCAAATACTTGGGGTTCTACTGCCTTCAACTCAGTTAGTGGAACAAATAAACTTGTATCTACAAACGGGGCTACATTATACATAGCTGGTTTCCAACTAGAAGTAGGAGCACAAGCAACTGCTTTTGATTATCGTCCTTATGGTACTGAGTTTGCTTTGTGTCAGAGGTATTATTATGTAGTCCCCCCAGTTTTTATGTGGTATAACGGTTTTAGTACTGCATATATGCTTTCTGAAATTCTACCTCCTGTTCAAATGAGGACATCTCCATCTGCGGGGTTAACAACAACAAGTCCATATGTTGAAAATCAACCTTGGAACGCTATAGGTAGTTTTACTTCTGCCGTTGTATCTTATAACACTTCTCACACCACAAATAGTGGTGGATCAATAAAATTTACGGGAACTTTTTCACCTTCACCGTCATCAGGTCAACCTTGGGAAATGGGCGCTACTGGTGGAAGTCCCCTTTATCTTACTGCGGAGCTATAAATGACTGTGAAATACCAAATTGATATTAACAATATCACAAAAACTTTGAATGGTCTATTTAGAACTTTTGAAGATAAAGATGGTATGTTATTTATCCCTGCTATTGCAGACAACACAGACTACCAACAATTCAAAAAAGACATCCAAAACGGAGTAGTCTTAAACGATGCTGAAGGTAATCCTATTACTGGTGATGCATTAACAACTTTCTTGGCCACATTACCATAAATAAAAGAATATCATAAAGAATAACATATGAGCTATCTTGGCAGTCTTCCAACATCCGGTACATTTCGTAGTGATTACTTCTCAGGTAATGGCTCGACTACGGCCTTTACTCTTAGTTACGGCACAGGAAATGAGTCTAGCGTTATCGTATCAATTTCAGGTGTTGTTCAGGCCGCTTATACATACTCATTGAATAACGGACAAATCATCTTCACTGGTGCACCTCCTGCAGGTACTAACAACATTGAAGTGCGTTATTTGGGAGAGAAGGTCTTAGTAAATCCTTATTTAAGTGCTGATAGCGCCGGGATAATAAGGATTAACTCTAATATTATTTCTGAGAATGTAAATATTACACTAAACTATAACGGCTCAACTACTGGTCCGGTGACAATTGCAAATGGAAAGTATGTGAGTGTTGCAACAGGAAGTGTTTGGAAGATTATATGATGAATCAATTTGTTGATATAAAAATAAATGAAGGATTGAAAATGGGTTATCTAAAAAATAGTTATGGTAAAAGAAAGAGTGGGGTGTAATCGTGGCAGGAACAATTCAAGCAGACTTTCTACAACCACAATCTTCTGCTGGTTTAAGTATTCTAAATCCATCAGGTAACACCGTGATGGCATCGGTTAACTCTGCTGGTATCTTTTCATCTACTGGTTCTTTGTTGGTTGCTAATACAGGTAACGTATTCAGTACAGGTAACGTTACTGCTTCTGGTACAGTTACGGCAGCCAATGTAACGGCTTCTGGTGTAATTACTGGAAATACGATTACATCTTCAAATACTATTATTGCCACCAATATTTCTGATGGTGCCAATACTACTTCAATGACCAATGCTGTATTAGGTTCAGCAAAAGCTTGGGTAACTTTTACAGCTTCTGGTTCAACAACAGTTAATAAGGCATATGGAGTAAGTTCTGTAACATGGAACGGAACAGGACAATATACAGTTAATTATACAAACGCTTTTGCCGATACGAATTATGTTTGTTTAGCAATGGCTGACGGTTATTCTGGTTCATATGGATTAATTTGTAGTGTTGATAATATATACTCATCAAACACACAATTTTCAACATGGAAAAACTACTCATCTTCTGGTGTTAACTCCAGATCAGATGCTGGATATTATTGTGGTTTTGTGGTTCATAAGTAATTAGGATAAAAATGGCACAAGTTATTATTCATACAAATTCAAATGGTGGTGTAAGTGTTACAATGCCTACAGGTGAGTTACCTATTGAACAGGTACAAGCAAAAGACACACCAGAAGGTTCTATCATCATAGACAGTTCTGCTTTACCACAAGGTAATGATGTTATCTATTTTGAGGCTTGGGAATTACATGGTTCAAATGTGTCTGTTAACATTAGTAAAGCAAAAATTATTCATACTAATGAATTCAATTTGATTGCAGCCGCAGCACATCAAACTCGTTTATCGAACACAGCAATTGGTTTATCTAATTCAACTGATGACACTACATGGTCAAATAATATTGTATCCATGAGAAATGCTATTGCAAACACCACAACAATATCTGAGTTAGTTGCAATTGGCTTTCCTAAACCATAATAAATAACCGAATATAACATAAAGTAAAACCATGGCAGGAATTTTAATAGTCGACCAAATTCAGAATTCATCTAACACACTACTGATTAACTCAGGTGCTTTGGCAGCTAATACTGTTGGCACTACTCAGTTAGGTTCAATCACCAACATCAATTCTGGTTTTGGTAATGCTATGACATTACAGGCGAATGGGACTACGGCTATTACAGTAGATACAAATCAGAGGACAATTGTTGCTGGGGCTACTAACGGTGGTTCTTACGATAGTACATCAAGTGGTATTTACTTTCAGAAGCAAACCTCATCCGCAGAAGTAAATGTGCCTTTTATTCGTTCAGAAGGCGATAGTACAACCACTCACCTTGCGCTTGGACCAAGCAGTACAAGTGGACAATTACGTTTTTATCAAAATGGCTCACAAAGATGGTATATCAACGGGTCGGGAAACTTGACAGCATATGGTTCTGGATTAGGTATTACATTCAACAATGCTTCTGCATTAACAAATAGTATACTCAATGACTATGAGACAGGCACTTGGACGCCTAGGTTTGATGGATCTGGTACAAGCGGAAGTGCATCATATTCTTTTCAAAGCGGTTTCTATACAAAAATAGGAAATATGGTTTATGCAAGCTATGATATTGCTGCATCAAGCACTTTATCAGGAGCTACAGGCCAACTTTGCATAAGAGGTTTGCCGTTTACAGTTGCGTCTAATACATATGATCCCGTTGGTGGTGGTAATGTTGGGTATTTTAATTCTTTTACTGGAGTAACACCTTATACCATAACTCATTACTTAGACGCAAGTGGCAATTATGCGTATTTTGTGTATGGAAATGGTTCTGCATCTACTGTTCAATATATGGCTGTAAATAATGTAACTACAAATTCAAGGGTAATTGGTGTAATATTTTACCGTGCAGCATTCTAAATAAATTTTTAAATACCTAATCCGGATTAGATTAGGCGGACATTAAAATAAAGGAGAAAACAATGTCAACATTAGCAAAAGTATCAATAATTGATAAAATTGAAGTTCTAGAAATGGGACATATTCAAGTTCGTCAAAGAAATGCTGTGACAGAAGATGGTGTAGAATTATCTGCATCATATCACCGTTGGTCTTTAAGTCCTGGTGATGACTTAACTGGTCAGGATCCAAAAGTAGTTGCAATTGCAAATGCTACATGGACATCAGAAGTTATTTCTGCATATCAAGCAATGGTTGCGGCACAACAATCACAAAGATAATTTAGGACAATAAATGTCAGGAACCTTAAACGCCAATTATGTACAAGCAGACGTAGGAACAAATCTGAATTTAAATTCAGGTGGTGCCGTTGGTTCTGTTATTGTCGCCAACAACGGTTCAATAACATCAACGACAAATGGTGGTCTACTTGCAGTTGGCAATACACTTAACTATACTGACACAGGTATCATTGCTTCTTTTGCAGGCAATACGGCAAGTTATGGTTATGTTGTAGTACAGAACCAAAGTCCAGCTAATACAGCATACTCAAGTTATGCGGTTTATAATAACACCGGTAACTACATGGAAATCGGTGTTAATAGTTCCAATTACAGTTACTCAGCGGCTGGTTATGCAAACAACAACCTACAATTAGCTAACGCAGGTTTCATCTATGCAGCTAACGATATGGTCGTTGGTACATGGGGTGCAAACAGTATTCACTTTGTTACGAATGGTTCAACATCTACTACTGATGCAATGAATATCAGTTCAACAGGTGTAACAACATTTGCTAATCCAATTTCTGCACCAAATACATTTGGGTTTAAGAACCGTATTATTAATGGTGCGATGACAATTGACCAAAGGAATTCTGGGGCAAGTACAACACCAGGTAGCGGTTCGGTTTACGTTGTTGATAGATGGAAATCAGTTACAAATGTAGGATCAAAATATACTTGTCAGCAAACTCCTAGCACAACAGAAACAGGTTACGCAACTCGTATTGCCGCAGGGTTTCAAAATTATCTAGCAGTTACATCTAATTCAGCATACTCTGTTGGTTCTTTCGATTACTTTAATATAGCTCAACCAATTGAAGGATTTAATGTTGCCGACTTAATGTGGGGAACATCTAGCGCAAAAACCATTACTATTTCTTTTTGGGTTTATAGCTCTTTAACTGGAACTTTTTCTGCATCTTTGTTTAATTCTGCGGCTAATAGATGTTATTTATTTACTTATTCAATTGCATCCGCTAATACTTGGCAACAAGTTTCGGTAACTGTTCCAGGGGATACAAGTGGAACTTGGGTTAACAATAATGGAATTGGTCTAGATTTGGATTTTTGTTTGGCAGGTGGTTCATCTGTATTAGGGTCGGCAGGTTCTTGGGGAGGAACTCTATACCGTGGCGCAACAGGTCAAACTTCTTTAGTCGGCACAAACGGAGCAACCTTCTACATCACAGGAGTTCAACTAGAAGTAGGAACACAAGCAACATCTTTTGATTATCGTCCTTATGGTACTGAGTTGGCTTTGTGTCAGAGGTATTTACCTGCTTTTGCTTCTGCTGGTGCAACTCAAAGCCAAATATCTATGGGTCAATGTTTAACAAGCACTACAGCGGCTTGTGTTGTTCCTTTTCCTGTTTCAGTTAGAACACCCCCAACTGGAATTAGTGCTTCAGGAACTTTCAATATGACACAATCAAATGGTACAAGCACTTCAGCTTCATTAGCATTTTCTCAATCATCTACATTATGTTGCCAAATAATCGTAACTGGTTCAGGATTGTCCGCAGGAAATGCAACTATATTAGCTGCATCGCCCGGTGGAAATGGGTTATTATTATTTACAGGATGTGAGCTATGACATATCAACTTTATATTGCAGAATTAAATGGTACAAAGCCTGATGCCGCAATGACTATTGGTCAAGCACAAACAAAATCTTTTATCTTTGCACCAGACAACACAGACTACCAACAATTCAAAAAAGACATCCAAAACGGAGTAGTTTTAAATGATGTTGATGGTAATCCTATTACTGATTCTGCATTAACAACTTTCTTGGCCACATTACCATAAATAAAAGAATAACAGAGAATAAGAAATGCCACTTTCACAGTTAAATACAAACAGTTTTGGTCCGTTAGCAATCACAACTTCACAGATTGCTAATAATGCTGTTACGACCTTACAGATTGCTAATAATGCTGTTACGAATGTACAAGTGGCTAATAATACTATCGGTTCTTCTCAATTGGCTACAGGTTCGGTGGAAGGTTATATACAAAACACCAGTTCATCATTTGGTTTTAGGAACATATTACATAATGGTGCAATGCAAATTGACCAACATAATGCCGGCGCAAACACATCCGCAACATATGGTTCAGTAAGCAATTATGGATTAGATAGATGGCAAGTTAATAATTATAATGGAACAACATCAAATTCAATTTATTTCCAACAAGTTGCTGATGCTCCTCCAGGATTTTATCAATCTCTAAAGGTACAATGTACTAATGGTGTTGCAACTTCTTCGAACTCAGTAGGAAGAAGAAACACAGGACAATATATTGAAGGAAATAATATACACCATTTGAATTGGGGTACTGCAAATGCAAAAGCAGTTACACTATCTTTTTGGGCCAAATCTAGTTTAACAGGAACTTTTGCTGTGTCGTTGGAAGAAGTAAATACCATTTCAGCTTCTTATGTTACTACATTCAATATAACACAAGCAAATACTTGGCAATATTTTGTAATTAATATTCCCGGACCAACAATAGGTTCTTGGGTAACAAGTTCCGCAGGTGCACTAGATGTTTTATTTGATTTAGGCCAAGGTTCTGCTATCTCTGCAACATCAGCATCACAATTAAATTCTTGGCAAGCCGCAGATTTACGTGGTTATACTGGTGCGGTACATATAGGTGATACCACTGGTGCAACATTCCAATATACTGGTGTACAATTAGAACTTGGCAATCAAGCAACACCATATGAACACAGACCATTTGGTATTGAATTAGCTATATGTCAAAGATATTTTGAGACATCATTTTCTTATGGAACTGCACCACAAAGTGGACTCGCTCAAGGAAATGGACAACATATGGTGATGACAGCATATACTTCTAGTGCTGGTTGGGTAATTGGTATTAAATATTCTGTTCCCAAAAGAGCCCAACCAGTTGTAACATATTATGGTAATAACAGTACAGGTAGTGGATCATTGTGGGGTTGGTACACCACCGGATGGAATACTTTTACAGGTATGAGTGTTGATTATAATAATGTAAATGCTTTTGGAGCTCAGGGTAGTTCATCAGGTTCTTTCTCAAGTGGCACCACATATTTGTGTGACGGTTCATGGACATCATCTGCGGAGTTATAAAATGTATCAGGTAGTTTTTTCAAATGTTTTATCACCTAATCCTATACCATATGTGTTAAGGTTAACAGATAATGCACACATACCAATAAATCCAGAAAATCGTGATGCTGTTGCATTTGGTTATTGGTTAAAAGCAGGTAATTTACCTACTCCTGCAGCCAATACTACATTAGATATGGGTTGGGTTGCAAATACTATTACACTTTTAACCACAAATACTCCAGTTCCCTTGTAACTAAATAGTTGGTAAGAGTATTTTTATGAGGAAAACATGGCAGCTGGATACCAGAACCTATACATCGACCAAGGAAGTTCATATTCAATCACAATCACATTAGATGATGTGTTTGGAGACATCTACGACCTAACAGGTTATACAGCCGAAAGTCAAATGCGCAGGTCATATTATTCGGCCAACACATCGGCACAGTTCGCTGTCACATTAAATTCAGGTACAGGTGCACTAACCTTGTCCCTAGATTCTGCCAATTCTTCCACACTAATTTACAATCAATATGTTTACGATACCATTTTGATTGATTCGTCCAATAATGCGACCAGAATCTTAGAAGGTATTGTATATGTTTCACCGTCCGTTTCGAGGTAAACTATGGGACAAGTAATTGGTACCGTAAATGTTCAGGTAGGTCCAGGTGCACAGCCTAGAGTTTCTGCAATTAACTATGGTCGTAACACATTGGCATCCGCATCAGACTTAAACCTGACTGGTGTTCAGAATGATGACGTTATTGTATATCAATCTTCCACAAAAAGTTTCGTTGTTGCTCCGGTAGGTTCAATTCTGACCTTCGTAGACGGAGGCACATACTAAGTGGCTGCCAATACAATCATTCAGATACTCCGTTCGTATTTTAATACGACTCCTCCGACACTTGGTGACGGTGAGATGGCGTATTCGTTTGTTTCCAATACACATTACATTGGAGATCAAAATGGCGGAACACACAGAATCGGTGGAGAATATTACACTCAGAAAATTGAGGCGGCCACACGTAATCTGACAGCAAATACCCTTGTTTTGAGAGATGCGAATTCTTCTATTAATGTTGTTGTTGAATTTGTTGATGGTGGTGCATTTTAATAAATAAAAAATAATAATAAAAAGGTTAAAGAATGGCTAATACCAGTATTCTAATTAAAAGATCCAGTACCACAGGCACACCATCATCGTTAAAATCAGGTGAACTTGGTTACTCATACTCATCTAACACCCTGTTCTTTGGTACGGTTGGTGGTAATGGTGTGGTTAACGTTGGTGGTCAATACTATACTGCAACTCTGGATGCGGCCACTCAATCTAACACAGCATCTACTTTGGTCAGACGAGATCCAAACGGTGCCTTCTTTGGTAGATTATACGGTGATGCAAATACAGCCGATGTAATTACAAACCCACAGAACTTTGGTATCCAAGGTGGTGATATGTATGCCGCCAATGTTATCTTTAACGGTTCTGCCGGCGTCGTTTTAAATGCTTCTCTGAATACTGTTCCTGGTCTAGTTGCTGGTTATTATGGTGGTGTTACACAAGGTAACTCAATACTACCAACAATTCAAGTGGCTGCCAATGGTCGTATTATGGGTATCGCCAATACGATTGTGTCAACCAGTTTCAACATTGGTGACGGTACAACTACTAACACAATTTTCTCTGGTGCAACACTAGAACACATTGGTATTAAAGGTATTACAACAGCTGTTACAGGTAACACAGTAACATTTGGTACCGATACAACAGTCGTTCGTTCTAATACATCAACAGTTGGTACACAGACTATCGGTACTAACTTGCAAATTGCTGGTAACTTGATTGTTCAAGGTACTCAGTTCGTTATTGATACAACAACAATACAGACTCAAGGTTCATTGATTGAGTTAGCAGCCAATAACACAACAGGTGACGTTGTTGATATCGGTTTCTACGGACAATATAACAACGGTACTGGTAACGTCATTACTGGTTTGGTCCGTGATGCGGGTAACAAAGGTTACTATCTATTCAATAACTTAAACTATACTGGTAACATTACTGGTAACGTCATTGCAAACAACTATTTCACGGCAGCCAATACATCTACATTGTATGCCAACTTGATTGCACCACAGGCCAATGCATCTTCTGCAAATATCACAACTGCACAAATTGGTACACTAACACTAACTAATCCGTTAGCAGTCACTTCTGGTGGTACAGGTCAAGGTTCATTTACAACAGGTTCAATCATTGTTGGTTCAGGTACAGGCGCACTAAGTACATTAGCAAACTCAACATTTGCAAATACTGGTACATACGGACTAAATTCTACATTGATTGGTCTACAAGTTGATGCATACGGTAGAACAATATCAGCTGCATATGCACCTATCAACGGTCTAACAGTAACTCAAGGCGGTACTGGTGTCAATACATTTGCATCAGGTCAGATGTTAATTGGTGCTGGTGCAAACCCAGTCGGTTCATTGGCCAACGTTGCACTCGCAAACACAGGTACATATGGTCTGAACAGTACATTGATTGGATTTACTGCTGATGCATGGGGTAGAGCAACAAGTGTTACATACGCACCAATTTCTGGTCTAACAGTACCACAAGGCGGTACAGGTCTAAACTCTGCAACAGTAAATGGTATCACATATGGTAACGGCACAGCCGCACTAGGTGTTACAGCAGCTGCAGGTTCTGCCGACCAAACATGGTCTAACCAGATTATGACAGTCACCAACTCTGGTGTTCCTGTATGGACAACAACTATGGACGGTGGACAATTTTAACAAATTTGATTTTATAATAGGAGTTTGAGATGGATAATAAGTATAATGAAGTATATCTAGAAACAATGACAGCAACTTTAACAGAGTTGTTGTTAAGAAGTGTTACATTACAGACCAATGCACGTATGACAGACATAGCCATTGGTCAGTTAAATGAAAGAGTTTTGGAACTCGAAGAGCAAGAAAGAGAAATAGAAGATTTAAAGAAAGAAATTGCTCTTTTGAATATTGTTAAAAAAGAATATGAAGGTGCCAAACAAAGTATTGACCATGTTGATACATTTAGAAGTCAATTAGCATCAGCTAGACAAGAAAAAGAAGATGTGGTGAGAAACTATGAATCACAAATTGCCAAACTGAATGAACAAATTGCTTATTTACAATTAAGTCCTGCTAAACGCAAGAAACTTGATGAGTTGAATAATCCAACAAATACTGGCATAACAGAAGCAATAGAAGACGGCGGAGAATTCTAACGTAAATGGCAGCAATATCGAATACAACAATCCAGCTTAAAAAGTCTGGTACGCCAGGTAATATACCGGCTACCCTGAATCCAGGGGAGACGGCAATTAACTATGCCGACGGCAAACTGTATTATCTAAATGGTGTTGGTGGTATATCATACATCACCAACCAACAAACATTCTCAACAATCAACGTTAACTCTACGCTGATTCTTGCAGGTTCACCAACCGACATTCTAAGTATTACAGGTTCAAATGGCGTAACAATTACTGCCAATACCACTACTAAGACAATAAATATTGATAGTAGTGTGGACTTGACACAAGCTAATAATGCCTTAACTTTGGCACAACAAGCATACAACCAAGCCAATTCTGCTATATCTCAAGCACTAGCTTTCTCAATAGCATTAGGATAAGACATGGCGACAATAACAAATAGAGCCGACTTTACAACATACTGCCTAAGAAGATTAGGTTTTCCTGTCATTGACATTAACGTTGATGATGACCAGGTACAAGACCGTATTGATGATGCATTACAATACTGGCAAGATTACCATTTTGACGGTCTTCAAAAAGTATATTGGGTACACACAATTACTCAAAACGATATCAACAACCTATATCTAGATTGTACCACAGCCACCGATTCAGGCAATAATTCTATAGAAATTGCTGGTATTTCTCGAATCTTCCCAATTACCGATTCACAGTCTAACGTTAATATGTTTGACTTAAGATACCAATTAAGACTGAATGAGTTGTATGACTTTACTTCAGCATCCTATATCAACTACACATTAACTCAACAACATCTTCGTTCATTAGAGTTGCAGTTTACTGGTGAAGTTCCTATTAGATTCCAAAGACATATGCAAAGACTGTATATAGATTGGGCTTGGGGTATGGAAGAAGCACCAGTAGGTCAAGTTGTGGTATCTGAATGTTATGCGGTAATTAATCCGGACACATATGGTTTGGTATGGAATGACCGTTGGTTAAAAGAATATGCAACAGCACTTATCAAAAGAAGTTGGGGTAACAACTTAGCTAAGTTTGCTGGTCTACAATTGCCAGGTGGTGTAACTTTAGATGGTGTAAGACTACAAAAAGAAGCCAACGAAGAAATTGAAAAGTTGGAAAAAGAAATGTCCACCGAATATTTTGCACCATTAGAATGGTTTATGAACTAAGATGGCAACTAATCACTATTTTAATAACTATAACTCATTACCTGAACAAAGACTCATTGAAAACTTAATCGTTGAGTCCATTAAGGTGATGGGATTCGATACGTATTATCTACCAAATGATAATGATGCGGCTCGAGATTTGTTATATGGTGAAGATCCAGTTCGTAAATTTAGAGATGCATTTCCTATTGAGATGTACCTACAAAACTCAACAGAATATGGTGGTGAAAAAGAATTCTTCTCTAAGTTTGGACTAGAGATTAAAAACTCCGTATCAGTAGTTCTTTCTAAAAGGTCTTTCTCTCAAAGAGTACCACAAAATTCATTCCAAAGACCTCGTGAAGGTGATTTGGTTTATATTCCGTTTCTAAATGGTACTGGTGAATTGTATGAGATTAAGTTTGTTAACCAGACCAAAGACTTTTTTATGTTAGGTAGAAAGTTTCCATACTTCTATGAACTAGAAATGGAGAAATTTAAATACTCACAAGAGATACTCAATACAGGTGTGGCCGATGTAGATGCAATCGTAGCACAATCTGGTTATACTATTGATTTAAACATCAACCATGTAACAGGTAGTGGTTACTTTGACATACAGGAAATTGTGTACCAATCACCAGATAATACATTTGCAAATGCTACAGTAGAAGGCATTGTACAAGGGTTTATACCAACATCAAATACATTGACCGTATCTAATATTGCTGGAGAATTCTCTGATAATATGTTAGTCATTGGCCAAACAAGCAATGCTCAGTATTCATTAATTACATTTAATCCGTTACTCAGCAATGCAGAAACGGAAGTATATGATAATAACTATATCAGTACAAACGCTGGTGCCATTACAGATTTCTCAGAATCTAATCCGTTCGGGAGTATATAATGGCTAATACATATTACGACAGAGTTATACGCAAACTGGTTATCGGATTTGGTAACCTGTTTGATGATATTACTTTGGTTAGATATAATCCAGACAATACAGAAGCAGAACGTTTCATTGTACCTATTGCCTATGCGGCCAAAGAACTATATGTACAACGTCTGCAAGGGGATCCAAGTCTAGACAAAAAAGTTCAAATGAGTTTACCAAGAATGTCATTTGAAATGAAAGGTCTATCGTATGATTCTTCTCGTAAACAAACTTCAAGTCTAAGAAACTTTAATGTTGTTGCAGGACCAGAATTAATTTCTCAATACATTCCAGTACCATATAATTTTGATTTTGATTTGAACATCTATGTAAGAAACATAGAAGATGGTACACAGATGATTGAAAAGATTCTACCATTCTTTACACCAGATTATACCATTAAGTTGAATCTTATTCCTGAAATGGGTATTGTCAAAGAAATACCTATCATATTGAATACGGTTAATTCTGATATTACATATGAAGGTAACCGTGAATCAGATCCACGTATGATTATTTGGACTTTGACTTTTACGGTCAAAGGTTTTATATTTGGTGCATCAAGTCCACCAGCTGGTATTATCAAGACTTCTATTACGAATATATACAATGATATATCTTCTACTGATAAGGTCGTATTTAATATGGCCAATACAGGTGGTGTTGGAATTTACCAAGCAGGTGAGATTGTATACCAAGGTTATAATGAGAGTGTGGCCACAGCAACTGCAACGGTAGTTGAATATAACCAGAATTCACAATTGATATTGACCAATATTAAAGGCAACTTTGTATCAAATCAACCTATTATTGGTGCAAAAACAAATTCAAATTATAAATTCCTATCATATCAGATTACACCATTTGAATACTCCAATATTGTTGTTACACCTGATCCATTAACTGCTAATGCTAACTCATTGCATGGTTATATTACAACTATTACTGAAGCAAATTCTTCACCAGTAATATCATATAGTAATGGTACAGTTTTCTTCTCAACAACAGAAGATTTGTTGTCAGTATCTGGTATCATAGACTTATTAAATTAATAACGGATAAAAATCAATGGCCAAGACCCTACAGTTTAAAAGATATGCCAATACAACACTATCAAGTACTACAGGTGCTGATGGTGAATTGATTATTGATGCAAATACCAGAGCAATCACCGTGCATGATGGTGTTACTGCTGGTGGAAACCGTATGGCTACAGAAAGTTATGTGGCCAATTCTATTGGTGGTATATCAAATGCATTGATACAATATGCAGCCAATACATCAAACACAGATTTGACTATTGCTTTGGCTGCGTTCAACGAAGCAAACATAGCTGCAACCATTGCACAGGCTGCATACAACCAGGCCAACACACCAGCAGGTTCAATTGATACTTATGCCAGAACAACGGCAAATAATGCATCTTCTAATACCATATATCTAACAGGTATAGAAGCAAGTCAAAACAATAATATAACTGCGGCAACAACATTAGCACAAGCTGCGTTCAATTTGGCCAATACAGAATCAAGTTATGTATTTGCACAATCTGCGGCCAATACAGCCAATTCTGCATCAGCAAACACAGTATACCTACAAGGTGGTTTGAATACTGCTAATGCTAATGTAGTGACTTTATTTGGTATTAGTACAGCATCAAATGGCAACATCGCTCTATTACAAGGAGCAATGACATCAGCAAATGCTAATATATCTTTAATATTTGGTATTGCAACAACTCAAAATAGTAGTACAAATGCGGCTTTCTCCGAAGCAAACTCAGCCAATGTTTTAGCAACATCAGCATTTAATATTGGATTTTATGCTAGCACAACGGTTAATGCCGCTTTTATAGCAGCCAATAATGCAGCTCAAATAATTCCACAAAACGCACAATCAAATAACTATGTTCTGGCAAATACAGATGCTGGCAAGCATTTATATTACACCAACGCTTCTGCCGTAAACCTATACATTCCTTGGACATCCAATACAACATATGCAAATGGTACAACCATTATTGTTGTTTCACATAGTTCTTCAAACGTAATCATAACACCAAACAATGGCGTTTCAATGTATCTTGCTGGCAACACAACAAGCGCATCTAGGAATGTTAGCACATATGGTATGGCAACTCTATTAATGACTGCGGCTAATACCTGGTATATCAACGGTACTGGAGTATACTAATATGTTGGGAATGATGGTTATGAATAACAATGTGATTTCTTTAACTACAACAAACACATTAGTTACTGGAAATGTAATATATTTACTTGATATGGCAAATTATGTATCAGGAAATACTTGGCCAGATACAGGTGGTTATGGTCGCAACTTTACATTCTATACAGGTAATGGTACAACCGTTCCATGGACTAACACTTCTAATGTGGTTAATTTAGGAACAAGTACAGCATATTTTCATTCTAGCAATCAAAATTGGGCCAAAGCGCCTAGTGCATTTATGAATGCTAGTGTGAGTTATACTAAAGGTGCAGTTATTCGTGGCACCAGTGGTAATTCAAATGCACCATTTGGAGCTGGTTATTTACAATGTTCGGCTGAGGCAAGAGATACAACTTGGTTCAATAACGGTCAAAATATTTTTTGTGCAGGTAACCACACAACCTCTGCTTACACCGATGTATCACAATCTACAGGAACAGAAAGTTTGAACACATGGTATTATGTTAGTGTTACTTTTATTCCAACCTCTGGATGGTCATTATATGTAAATGGTAATCTTGTTGGAACAAGCGCAACAACTGCGGTCGGACCAACAGCGACCACTCCAGTTATTGGTGCAACACAAACATCACCAGGTTTCAATGGTGATATTGCAGTTGCTCATGCATATAATAGAGCTTTATCAGCCTCAGAACACGCACAAAATGCCACTTATTGGTTATCACGTTACAATGGATCTTCGCCTACATAATACTATGAATACATTCGATAAAAACATGGAACAAATATTTGATGTTACGCCTAAAGAGGAGGTACCAGAACCTCCTAAGGCTGCTGTCGTGCATTACAATGAACCTGATATGAAGGAAGATTTGACTGATGCTTACCAACAGACTAAAGAAAACCTACAAAGTATTATAGACCAAGGCAAAGATGCCATGGAAGAAATACTGAATGTTGCCAAAGCAGGACAACATCCAAGAGCCTTCGAAGTGTATGCAACTCTACTTAAGAACATGGTAGATGCAAACAAAGAACTATTAAATACACAAAAACAAATGAGAGAGATATCTGGTGCCAAGAAAGATTCTGGTGGTACGAAGATAGACAAGGCCATTTTTGTGGGTTCTACATCCGATTTGAATAAGTTTCTTAAAGGCAAAGAACAATGAGTGTAGTTGATGATGATGATTATGATTACCGGTTAGATCCAGGTGATTCATACCGTGACAACCCTTTACTTAAGAAGTCTGGTGTTAAGGTCAATTTTACTCAGCCACAGGTTGAGGAATACATTAAGTGTGCCAAAGATCCAGTATACTTTGCTGAAAACTATATCAAGATTGTTAACGTTGATAGAGGTTTGATGCCTTTTGAGATGTGGGATTTTCAGAAGGAGATGATTAAAGTCTACCACGAAAATCGTTTCTCAATCACTAAATGTCCTCGTCAGGTCGGTAAAACTACTACCTCGGTTGCATATCTTCTTTGGTTAACTCTGTTTACTGACACACAAACCGTTGCCGTTCTTGCTAACAAAGGTTCACTGGCTAGAGATATTTTGGCCAAGTACCAACTGGCATACGAAAACTTACCAATGTGGTTGCAACAAGGTGTTGTTACATGGAATAAAGGTAATGTAGAACTAGAAAATGGTTCTAAGATTATTGCCGCATCAACATCAAGCTCTGCAATTCGAGGAGGTTCTTTTAACTGTGTATTCTTGGACGAATTTGCGTTCGTTCCTAATAACATTGCTGAAGAATTCTTTAACTCTGTATACCCTGTAATTTCATCTGGTAAAACTTCCAAGATTATTATTGTGTCTACACCTAACGGTATGAACCTATTCTACAAGTTGTGGATGGATGCCATTACCGGTAAAAATAACTATAAGACCTTTGAGATTCATTGGTCAATGGTACCAGGTAGAGATGAAGCCTGGAAAGAAGAAACAATTCGTAACACTTCTGAACGTCAGTTTGCACAAGAGTTTGAGACCGAGTTCTTAGGTTCGTCCAATACACTCATTTCTGGTCGTAAACTACAACAAATTGCACATAGAGACCCAACATTCGTACATGATATGGTACGAATCTATGAGCCCCCAGTCAAAGAAGATGGTGAAAAGAACCTCAAAGACCACCTATACTGTATTATGGTTGACGTTGCCGAAGGTAAAGGACTGGATAGTTCTGCCTTCCAGGTTATTGATATGACTGCAATGCCATATAGACAAGTGGCAGCCTATAACAGTTCATCCATATCACCGATACTATTCCCAACTGTCATATATAATACAGCAAGACTGTATAATGATGCATATATCTTGGTTGAAGTTAACAATACCAACCAGATTGCAGAAACATTACACGCTGATTTTGAATATGAGAACTTATGGAAGGTACATACCGGTAATAAGAAACCCCAACAATTGTCTACAGGTTTCGCCAGAGGTGTTCAGATGGGTGTCAAAATGTCACCTCAGGTTAAGAGAATTGGTTGTACCAACTTAAGGTCTTTAGTTGAGGCTGACAAGTTGATACTGCAA